GTTCCCGATATAGAATTTATCGGAAACTTGTCCGTCGATGGCGACATTACGAACACGGGCGATATTGTATCGGGCGGCGGCGTTTCGGCTGACGGCGAAGTTACCTCGATGGCAAGGACGACAAACGTCAAGCTATCAACGCACATGCACCCGACGGCAGTTCCGGGCCCTGCAAGCCCGCCCACTCCGGGAACATAAGGAGGTTTTGAGATGCTGGATAAAGACACTTTAAAAAGTTCTTTGCAGTCAATTTTCGAGACGGAAGGAAACACCGCCGAATCCGTGGCCGCAGCAATGGCCGACGCATTTGATAATTACGTGAAATCGGCAAAGGTGACGGTAACGGCTCTGCCCGGTGAAATAGCGGTGCAGGGTTCGCCAACGGCCCAAAGCAACGTTGTCCCTATTCAAATCGAAGGCGAACTTTCGTAAGGTGGTGACTTATGGCTTTTGGTGTAATCGGAATGTTCGGCTTGCTACCGTTTTATTGTTCACGCGATGCAGTCCTTACTTTCAAGGACTTGTCGCGTAATAGCAAGATGCGGTTCGCGAAGCATGACGTTATAGGCAGGAAGCCCGTTCTCGAAAAGATTGGCGAGGACTTGCGGACCGTATCTTTTTCTATGCGGCTGGATTCCGCCCTATTGAAAAACGTGCCCGTGGCGACCGCCATAATTCTTTATACGAAATTGCTGGAGCAGGGCAAAGCGGAAACGCTGATCATTGGCGGCGAAATCATGGGAGATTACGTTATCGAAAGCATCGAGGAAAACCGGAAATTCTTCACGGGTGCCGGAATCTGTATCGGTGCCGAACTTACTTTTTCACTTATGGAAGCGGGGTAGAAAATGGAATACGAAGTTTCCCTTACGGACAAGGTTGATTTCGCCCCGGAATCCGTGGCGAAGGAAGTCTTGCAGAACGTCCGCACGATCCTTGATACGGTTGTCGGGTCCGTACCGCTTGAGCGCAATATAGGCATTTCTTGGGATTACGTCGGGAAACCGCTACCCGTTGCTATGGATATGTTACGTATAGCAGTGAACAACGCGATAGCGGTGCAGGAGCCCCGCGCACAAATTGTTTCTATCAAGTTTGACCAACCCGAAAATAATATAGAATTTGCCGAACAGGGCATACTCAAGCCCCGCGTAAGAATCTATATTGATGAACAAGGAGGCTAGACCATGGCAGAAACTTTACCGCGTTGGGACTTGCCCGAAGTTTCGTTTGTACAGACTGACCCCGAAGCTATCAAGGCCGAAATAGTAAGCCGTTACGAAGCGGCGGCAGGGCGCACGTTGGCGACCGCCGACCCTATCCGTATTTTCCTTTTGTCGTGCGCCGACGAAATCATACAGCAGCGTGTTTTGATCAACATGGCGGCACAAAGCAACCTATTGAGCTATGCGACCGGGGAATTCTTGGACGCGCTCGGGGAATACCTCTTGGTTTCCCGTTTGCCCGCTGCAAAGGCGGTGACGAATATCCGCTTTACCTTGTCGCAAGCCCTCGAAGAAGTGTACATCATCCCGGCGGGAACCGAAGTCACGAACGGGATTGTAACGTTCGCTACTGACGAAGAACTGATTATTGCGGCGGGAGACCTTACGGGCGATGTTGCCGCATCCTGCACGGTTCCGGGCGTTGCCGGGAACGGATATTTGCCGGGGCAGCTTACAACGATTGTAAGGCCCATGACCTTTGTGGATTTGGCGGAAAACACTAACGAGACGTATGGCGGCGCGGACGCGGAAAGCGACGAGGACTATGCCGAAAGAATCCGTCTCGCCCCGAACGCCTTCTCCGTTGCCGGACCTATCAAGGCTTACATTTTTTATACGCAAAGCGTTTCCAGCGCGATCATTGACGTTTCCGTTGATTCGCCCACTCCGGGCGTTGTCAACGTCTATCCGCTCTTGGAAGGCGGCGTGATACCCGACCAAACTTTGCTCGACAAGGTTCTTGAGACTTTGAGCGACGAAGATGTTCGCCCGTTGACGGATGAAGTTCACGCCCTGCAAGCGACGGCGGTGCCCTATACGATTGAGGTTCACTACTTTATCAAGAAGGCCGACCAAAACAAGGGAATGGCTATACAGGCGGCAGTCGCGGAAGCGGTGGAAAAATACCGCCTTTGGCAGCAGGGGAAAATCGGTCGCGACATTGTACCAGCAGAACTTGTCCGTGCCGTAATGAATGCCGGGGCTTGCCGTCTTAACGATACGCAAGAACATCCGTTTTCGCCGGGTGCGTTCCAAGAACTGACGAAAACGCAGGTCGCGCAATGCGACCCGGAAACGGACGTGACCGTAGTCTTTGACGGTTACGTTGAAGGGTAAAGCCATGACGGAAATCAAGGACGTTAAACTTTCCCATCTTATCCCGGAGAATCTTGTAAAGGATTCGAACGTCAAGGCAAGTGCCGAAGCGCTTGACCCGTCCTTGCAGGACGTTTCGCGCAACGTAGATATTCCGTCCATCTACATCCGCATAAATAGCCTTACGTCGGAGCAGCTGGACCACATGGCGGCGGCTTGGGATGCGTCCGTTTGGCGGCAGTCGTGGCCAATAGAAATAAAGCGCAACGTTCTGCACAACGTCATACTTGAGAAGCGCAAGCGCGGTACGCTCGGCGCGGTAAAGAAGGCCATCGAAACTATCGGATCATATACGGAGATTACGGAATGGTGGCAGGAAAATCCGAAGGGAACGCCGCACACGTTCAAGGTCATTGCAAGTCTCAACCACTACGACGGGGTGCTTGAATCCGAATTGCAGGAGGACTTGTTCGCGCTTATCGACGATGCGAAACCCGTTCGTTCTCATTACGATTTTATTTTGCAAAGACGATACTCCGGCGAAATCGGTGCTATCGGGCTTTACAGGAAACTTGCATACGCCCGCGTGAAAGGTGTCGCGATGAATAGCGAGGAAAGCAGCATGGGCCTTGGATTTGCGCCGGGTGTGCGCCCCGTGATTATTAGAAATATTTTTGGAACCGCCGAATAATTGGAGGACCTTATGAACATAGTCTTGACAAATGCAGGATTGCAGAAAGTTATAAATGCCGAACAGACGGGCACGGCTCCCGTCGTCATTTCGCAGATCGGATTCGGTAGCGGCCAATATACGGCGAACGCTTCGCAGGTCGCCTTGCAGAATGAAATCAAGCGTTTGCCCGTAATTTCGGGCGGCACCGACGACGACCATTCGATTCACGTCGCGGCGCAGGACACTTCGAGCGATGCCTATTCGGTCTACGAGTTCGGCCTTTTTCTTTCGGACGGAACCTTGTTCGCGGTCTATTCGCAGTCTGACACGGCGATTCTCCAAAAGACAATTTCTTCCGTTGCGCAGTTTGAATGCGGAATCATGCTTCAAGGCGTGAACGTTGAAAGCGTTTCTTTCGGCGACGTTGCGTTCAGTTATCCGTATGCCAACGAATCGAACCCGGGCATAGCGGAAATTGCAACGACCGAAGAAGCACAGGCGGGGACCGACAACACCCGTATTCTCACCCCGGCGGGCTTGCAACAGGTCACGGCGACAACGGAGCGCAAGGGCGTTATCGAGATTGCCACGAATGCAGAAGCGCAGGCCGGGACGGATGCCGAAAAGGCAATCACCCCGGCAACGTTGCAGGCGGTAACGGCCACGCAAACGAGAAAGGGCGTTATCGAACTAGCCACAAATGCAGAAGCGCAGGCCGGGACGGATGCCGAAAAGGCAATCACCCCGGCGACATTGCAGCAAGTCACGGCGACCGAAACGAGAAAGGGCGTTATCGAGATCGCCACGAATGCAGAAGCGCAGGCCGGGACGGATGCCGAAAAGGCAATCACCCCGGCGACATTGCAGCAAGTCACGGCGACCGAAACGAGAAAGGGCGTTATCGAGATCGCCACGCAATCCGAAACGGACGGCGGCACCGACGACGCAAAAGCCATCACGCCCTTAAAACTCAAGACAATGCTGCCCAACTATACGGGCTACATTTCGAAGGCGGCGGTGAAGGCCACGGGAGGAAATTCAAGCCGTAGGCTTCAAGACCGTTTCGGCGACATTCTGAACATGCTCGATTTTGGAGCGAAAGGTGACGGGACCACGAACGACACGGCGGCATTTACTTCGCTGGAAAATGCCTTTACAGGGCGTGACGTGAACTTGTACGGGAAAACCTACGTCGTCACGGCGCGGCCCACGGGAAACAATTATTACAACGGTTTCTTCAAGGTCGGGAACGTAACGGTCAAGCCCGTCTATGACTTCTTCAAGTTCGGCGGGACCGCGAAGGACTTCTTGAATATCCGCCGTGATTTTACGGAGTTTACGCGTGGTGGTGGCGCGTTGCTCGCCGCTGATGTTGTTCGCAAGGGCGAAAATCCGGGAAACGTCGTGCAGGGTGCCGTGGTAGATTCCGTGAACCGCTACCTTTACACTCTGCATCTTACGACGAATGGGCAAGCGGTCATTAACCGTTTCCCGTTCACGAAACTTGGCGGGGCCTTGAAGATTGATTCGACGGCCTACTCTACAAAATCGAACTACGTAGGAAATCAAGGCCTCGGCATTGAATACAGGTCGGGCGGCTCCGTAAAACTTTGGGGGTCCGTTGCCTATAACAACGTCGGCACGGCTTCGATTACTTCACGCGGTACAAAGGCGGTTCGTTTCAACCCGCCGACAGGCAACGGTACAAGCGTCGATTCGGGAATAGAAGTATTTAACTTGTTCCCCGAAGTCGCAAACTCTTCACAGGCGACAACCGTTTGCGTTTCCTATTCGGGCAAATACCTTGTCGCAAAGTACAATCTTTCGGGCAATCAATTCAAGGTCCGTATTTTCAAGGTTTCAGACTTTACTTCGGCGGGCGATTATTCGAACAAGTTCATCCATGAGTTTACCGCCGAATTTACGCATGACACGGGAAGCGGCGTGGAACGCGCCTTGCAGGGTATCGCTTGCGATGACCGCTTCATCTATTTCTTGGCCGGAGGAATAGGCGTAAACGTCGGGCATTCCATCTACATTTATGACATGTACGGAAACAAGGTTGACGAATACCGCGATGTTTCCGTCGGCAAGGAAATCGGCGAGGATGTAGGCACAACGTATTACGAACCCGAATCGCTTTTCTTTACGGAAATAAACGGGTGCCCCCGTCTTTGCTTGCAGATTGCGACAGGCGACACGGTGGGGCAGCGGCTTTGCCATGTTATCGCCTTGAACTTGCGGCAGAGCTACTATTTCCCGGTCGGCGTGAATACAAGTTCATATCACGGCGTAGCTATCGACGAACAGGGCCGCATGATCAATGCGGAGGGAGCCGAAAATATATCGTTCTATCCTTCGGGACTGTCCGCCGAATTTACGGCAAGGACCGGGGCCGCACAAAAGACAATAGCCCGTTTCTCCAACGACAACGCCGGAGCGGCTTTTAACTTGTTCAAGTCGCGCGGTGCGAAGGTAGGGACAAGCCGAAGCATCTTGCCCGGTGACATGGTTGCGCAAGTCAACTTCATGGCGGACAACGGCAAGATTGACTATGCAGGGGAAACGATTGGTGCGCGTGTAGGCTACCTGCAATGCAGCGTATTGTCGAGTTCTACGGCTTCGGATGCTGGCAGTACAAACCTTGGAATAAAGGGCGTTGTGCGCGTGTACGCTTGCGAGGACGGAAGTTCCAACGCTGGCAAGGGTATCGAGGTCATGGCCGACCAAATCCGCCCATCGAACGACAACGCGCTTTCAAACGGCAGCAGTTCCCGCCGTTGGTCCGCAGTCTATGCGGCGACGGGAACCATTCAGACTTCGGACGAGAACTTGAAGGATGAAATCGGGGAAATCCCCGAAGCCGTTTTCAAGGCTTGGGCAAATGTAAAGTTTGTTCAATACAAGTTCAAGGAAGCCGTCAAGGAAAAGGGAGAAAAGGCGCGTTACCACATCGGGCTTATCGCACAAAGGATTGTCGCGGCGTTTGCCGCCGAAGGCTTGGACGCTTTCGATTTCGGCCTTGTGTGCCGCGACACGCTGGCAGATGGCGGCGAAATTCTATCTTTGAGGTACGACGAATGCCTAGCCCTCGAATGCGCATACGAGCGCAACCGCTTTGACAAAATTTTGATTAAATTAAAGGGTGGAGATAACTAAAATGTACGCAAGCATTATCGTTACAGATGCAGGCATCGATGAAGTAATCAATGCCGAACGCAACGGGACCGCACCCGTCGTGCTTACGCAGGTCGGATTAGGTACGGGACAGTACACGCCCACCCCCGACCAAACCTCATTGCAGAACGAGTTCAAGCGTTTACCCGCGAACGCGCTTTCGGGCGGCAACGTGGGCGACAATGTTATCTATATCAACGCCCGCGACACTTCGAGCGATGCCTATACCTTGTTCGAGTTCGGCGTTTACACCGCAAGCGGTACGCTCTTTGCGGTATGCTCGCAGAACGTGCCCATCTTGCAGAAGGCGGCAGGGGCGCAAGCATACCTCGACATCGAATTTCTTCTTACGAACGTGAATCCGGCAAGCGTCACGCTTGGCGACACGAATTTTTTCAACCCGCCCGCGACAACCGAAACTCCGGGTGTCGTGGAACTTGCTACGGCGGCGGAAACGGAAGCGGGCGTGGTTGCGGACAAGGCCGTGACACCAGCCGGACTTCTCGAAAGGACGGCCACCACGGGGCGCGTCGGTCTTGTCCAGCTGGCGACCGAAGCGGAAGCCAATTCCGGGACGGATGCGGTCAAGGCTTTAACGCCCGCCACGCTTGCGTCGACGTTCCAAAATATCCATGACGATTACGGCTTCCAAAAGATGCCCAACGGAATGATTATCCAATGGGGTAAAGCACATTTGGAAAACGCGTCAAGTCAATTAAAGGAAGATGTTTTGTTCCCGACGGCTTTTCCGAACAAATGCACGAATGTCACGATTACGCCGATTGATTCGACCGCAAGCGTACAGGTGCAGAGCGTAACGCCGGGGCACTTCCGGGCGGATCACAACATGGACGGCTATATAAACGTGAATTGGATTGCGTTGGGATATTAGGAGGTGCAGGATGGCTTTTTATTATAATTCGACTACTAACGCGTTCTACGATACCGACGTTTTCCCGGTCGCCGACTTGCCCGCGAATAGCGTGGAAATTGCCGAAAATAATTATAAAAATTTGATGGCGCATCAAAATAACGGCGGATTTGTCGCGCATGACAATTCCGGGAATCCGCTTGTCGGCTCTTGGATGACTACCGCCGCGACGGACATGGTACACGCATCCGTATTGGCGACTTCAAGCACTCCGGGCCATGTGAAAGTTGCGGGAACATCCACGTTAATGTCTACATCGGCAATAAGCAGACAAAGTGACGGCACTATTGGTATCGTGGCATACGGTATTGGCACGGATGAACTTGCAAACCAATCCGTGACCGAGGCAAAGATTAAAAATTATAACGTTACGCATCAAAAAATTGCACTAGATGCCGTTGAAAGTTCGAACATTAAAAACGGTGCAGTTACCGAAGAAAAATTGGATTCCGTAAAGGACCTCGAAGCGGACGAAACGACGTTGACGATGACGGAAGGTTCGGACGAATTTACCCTTTCCGTAAAGGCGGGGGGGATTTCAGAGACCGAACTTGCGGCGGATGCCGTTACCACGGCGAAGATTGTTGATGAAGCCGTGACTACCCAAAAGATTGATGACGGGGCCGTTGCCACGTCGAAGATTGGAAATGGGGCGGTAACAAAAGACAAACTAGCTTCGTCCGTGATACCTTCCGTTCTTTCGTTTAACGTTCATAACGGAACGATGTCTTGGGGACCTTCCGACAATTACTTCATTATTGCAGACCTCCCGGCGGATGCTGGGATGATTTTCGATTTTACGTTGACGTTCTATGCCGAAGTTCAAAACGCTTCGCCGGGTGATGAATGGTGCGCCGATTTCGTAATCAAGACAGGGATTACTTATAACAACGCGGTCGAGAACGTAAGAAAAAGATTTTGGTTCAAGGATGGCGATCGACAGTCAATTCGTTTCACTTTCAACGGGCTAGGTTCCAACAACATCTATATAGCCGTCGAGCGTCAAACGGTGCATCCTTCTAATGATCCGCAGAATCTTGATTTGAATGGCGAAATATATCTTTCCGGGATTAAAATTTTCGGAAATTAAAGAGGTGAAATCATGGCCGTATTGAAAGCTAACGGAAGCATCTTGAAAGCTAACGGGAAAATTCTCGTCAAGAGTGGCGGCGGTGATTTTGTAGAGGTTGGAGGAATACAATATCCGTACAAAAAAATAGGAAGAAGATATTGGACAACCGTTAGCCTTCGCAATATGACCGAACACGCCATAATGCCGGAGAGCGGCGTTCCCGACGACGGGATGCTGTACCAATACTACTACGTGCATCGCGAAATTATACCCTTGTTGCCTGCCGGATGGAGAATACCGACACGAACTGATTTTTTCCATTTGGCTTTTGACTTTTCATCTGGTGCGCATTATCCAGCCGCCCCTTATATCGCAGTTGACAAGGGTGGAACAGATTTGTCCGGCTTGAACTTAAAACTTATCGGATATATCAGCTACGAAGGCGTATATTCCTACACGAACCAAAGGTCTGTTGTCTGGTCGCAAACTACGAGGCCGTATGGTTCGCCCCCATCTAAATATTGCGGTCGTTTTGTCCTTAACGATACATACACATTTGACATCGTTTCTTATGGAACGGAAGATAATCTGGAGACATCGGCGATGGAAGTCCGCATTTGCAAGGATGCTTGATTAAGAGGTTTTTATGGCAGAAAACGGCTTAAAATATGGCTTGCTATATAATTGGTTGGCCATGAAGCTCTAGAATGACAATAGGGCAAACTTGTTTCCCGGTTGGCACGTTCCGACCTATCAAGAATGGGAGGAACTTGTTAATTTTTCCGGCTGGCCAAATGTGGCAGGAGGAAAGTTAAAGTCAAGAACCGATTAGAATAGGACTGATGACTTTGGTTTTAATTCATTGCATGCAGGGATTTACGATACAGGTATTTTTGCAGGAGCAGATGGTTCATACGATATTCTTGATTTGACATATTTTTATGTATATTCTGCATCATCCTTTTATATTTGTGCGATTTCCGATGAAATGTCACCTAATTCAGTCTTATTCCAAGAATTTAGCGATTTGTCATTGTGGAGGAATCGTGCTGGAATGTCCATTCGATTGATTAAAGATTCAGTATAAACGAAAAGAAAGTCGGTGATTTCTTGGAGGGTCTTTTCATCCTCTTTGCCTATACGGTCGTTATCCTTTTCTTGACGATTGATGACCGGGCAAACGGATCAAGGCAGTACAACACCGGGGGCGGAAAATTAAGCCCCTTGAGCGGGTCCTTGTCTATCGCGGCAGCGTGGATATGGGCACCCGCCTTCTTTGTAAGTTCCGAACGCGGCTACCTTTACGGCTGGCAGGGGCTCGCTTGGTTCATTGTCCCGAACGTGCTCTGCCTTCTTTTGTTCGCTCCGTTCGCGGACAAGGTGCGGCGCATTTTCCCGGCGGGTGTCACCTTGTCCGGGTTCATGGAAATGCGCTACAAGTCCCGCGCCGTGGGCAACGTTTACCGCTTCCAGCTGGGGGCCTTGGCAATGTTCTCGACCGGGGTGCAGTTGCTCGCGGGCGGGAAGGTTCTTTCGGCGGTGACGGGAATCCCGTTTTTCGCGATGACCTTTATATTGTCCATGATAGCGTTTTCCTATTCGCAGCGGGCGGGGATAGTGTCGAGCGTAAAGACGAACGCCGTACAAATGATTCTGATGCTCCTTGTGGCCGTTTTATCGGTTGCCCTTACTTTCACCCTCGAAGGCACCGAAACGGCCCGTGACGGGCTTGCTGGCGTGTCGAAATTTGTCGGATGGGAACTTGCCCTCGCCTTCGGCATTCCGAACGCCATCGGGCTCATTAGCGGCCCGTTCGGGGATCAAAGTTTTTGGCAGCGGGCCTTCTCGATTAAAAGAAAATCCGTGTTCAAGGCGTTCGTTTTCGGCGCGATGCTCTTTGCGGTTGTCCCGTTGTCAATGGGAATTATCGGCATCGTCGCGGGCGGCAGCGGCTTCGCTGCAAATGACCCGTCATTCGTGAACCTCGAATTTATACGGGGCTATTTCCCGCCGTGGTTCATGGCCCTATTCCTAGTCATGATCTTGAGCGGCCTTCTATCGTCGGTGGATAGCAACCTTTGTTCGGTTTCGTCGCTGGCTTCGGATTTCCGGGGCGACCTCAAGACGGCGAAGTTTTCGATGCTCGCGCTCTTGGCTTGCGGCATCCTCATTGCGAACATCCCCGGAATCACCGTCACGGGCCTATTCCTTTTTTACGGCACGTTGCGGGCATCCACCTTGTTCGTCACGTTGCTTACCATCTTTGGCAAGCGTCTTGCGGCGGGTGGCGTTTTTTACGGCGTTATTTTGTCGGTTCTTGTCGGATTGCCTGTTTTCGCATTCGGAAGCGTCGCGGACATTCCCGAAATGAAGGTGGCCGGGTCCGTTCTTTCGGTCGGTATTTCGGGCGCGTTCGCCCTACTTTACACGAAAGGTGCTGGAATAAATGAAGATTACAAAAGTAAACGTTGACACGCTCAAAAGCCCGGAGAAGAACGTAAGGAAGCACAACGAAAAGCAGATAAGGGAACTCGCCCGGAGCATCGAGAAGTTCGGGCAAATCCGCCCGGTAGTGATTGACGAAAACAACGTGGTCTATTGCGGTAACGGCCTTGTGGAAGCCGCAAAATATGCGGGATGGAAACAAGTCGAAGTCC